AAATCCAGAAAAAATTATACACTAAACCATTTAATTGAACGGATAAAAGTCTATAACGAAGAAAATTTCAATTATGACATAGTAACAGTACCTCTTAAAAATTAATGGAAGACGAATTTTATGCATCAATTAAGTTAACTTCTGGCGAAGAGGTATTCGCATTGGTCTCTGTTGAACAAAATACAGAGAACCCTATTGTAATGCTACAAAGTCCAGTTATTATGAGAATGGTAAACACTCCTAATGGTTCTGTAGTCAAGGTTAAACCTTGGATGGAAATACCAGGAGATGATCCAGTAATTATTAAATGGGATAAAATTATAACTATGACGGAAATTAAAGATTCTGGTATAATAGCAATATATGAAAACTACTTAGAAGATGAGAAATTTCAGATATGTGAAATCGGACAAGAGTATAAAACTGATGTTCATGATCAGTTAACTCAAAAGATGGGATATATATCAACTGTGAATGATGCCCGTAAGTATCTTGAAGGTATCTATAAGATAAAAGAAGATAAAAAAGAGAGCTAATAAATCCCTTCGAACCTCCACAAAGGTTATTGTACTTACTTTTGACTACCTTGTCAAGCCCCGAAAGTATGCTATAATAGTTATTAACAAATCGAAAGAGGAAACACAATGCTATGGTTAAGAAAAAGTCCGAACATTATGTAAATAATAAACAACTCTTAGAAGCATTAATTGTTTACAGAGCAAAAGTTGCTCATGCAAAGGAAAACGATTTGCCTAAACCAAGAATAACAAATTATCTTGGAGAGTGTTTTTTAAAGATTGCTACCCATTTATCATATAAACCAAACTTTGTTAATTATATGTTTAGGGAAGATATGATATCAGATGGTATTGAGAATTGTGTTCAATATATTCATAACTTTGATCCAGAAAAATCAAAGAATCCCTTTGCTTATTTTACTCAAATTATACACTATGCTTTTCTCCGTAGAATACAAAAAGAGAAAAAACAATTAGAAATTAAAACAAAGATTATTGAAAGAACAGGATTTGATGAGGTTATGATGGTTGATGATACTGCCTTAGCAGGTACTAGTTCTGATTATAATACTATTAAAGATAATATTCAGTACAAGTCGTCAAATAGATAAATGCGTGTTGCTATAATAACTGATACTCATTACGGTGCAAGGAAAGGTTCTAAGCATTTGCATGATTATTTTGAGAAGTTTTATAAGGATGTATTCTTTCCTACCTTAGAAAAGGAAGGTATTACAACAGTCATTCATATGGGTGACATATTTGATAGTAGAAAATCTATTGACTTACAAAGCTTAGAGTGGTCCAAGAGAGTTATCTTTGAACCATTAAAGAAATATAAGGTACATGCGATTATTGGTAATCATGATTGTTATTATAAAAATACTAATATTGTAAACTCACCAGAGTTATTATTACGTAATTATCCTAATATAAAAGTATATTCTAAAGCAACAGAAATTAAGGTAGATAAGTTAAAGATATTAATGTTACCTTGGATTAATGCTGAGAATTTTGATGAAACTTCAAGTTTGATTAAAAAAACTAAAGCAAAGGTTGCTATGGGACACCTTGAATTAAATGGATTTAGGGCAACTCGTGGACATATGATGGAGACGGGTATGGATGTTAGAATCTTTGATAAATTTGAAAAGGTTTATTCAGGACACTTCCATACCCGTTCTAATGATGGAAAGATATATTATTTGGGTAATCCATATGAGATGTTCTGGAATGATGTAAATGATGCAAGAGGTTTTCATATATTCGATACAGAAACATTGGCACAGACACCCGTAAATAACCCATATAGATTGTTTTATAATATTTGGTATGAGGATGATAATTATAAACTGTTTAATGCTACTGAATATTCTGGCAAAATAGTCAAAGTTATTGTTAAAAAGAAAACCGAACAAAAGTCATTTGAAAAGTTTATTGATAAATTATATGCTGTTGGTGTACAAGAATTAAAAATAATAGAAAACTTTAATGTTGGTGAGAATGAGGAGTTTGAAGTAGAAGAGACGGAAAACACTATCTCAATATTAAATAGATATATTGATGAGTCTGAAATTGATTGTGACAAATCAATTATCAAAGGTATTCTACAGAAAATATATTCACAAGCATGTGAGGTAGAGTAATGTATCTACTTACATTAGATAGTAAAAGAGATGAAGGAGCATATGCTGTAACTAGTGATAATGGTGATAAAGTATTATTTCTTTTTGAGCAAGAGGATGATGCCGAAAGATATGCAATGCAATTAAATGATCAAGAAGGTTCTGATATGGTAGTTATGGAAGTGGATGGCAAGCTTGCCATAAAGACATGTAAGGTGTATAATTATAAGTATGCTGTGATAACACCAAACGACATTGTGATTCCTCCTAGATCATCGAATGATAACCTTCCAGAAGATTAGATGGAAAAATCTTTTGTCAACTGGTAATCAGTTTACAGAAGTTGATTTTCGTGAACATCATACCAATTTAATTGTGGGTACGAATGGTGCTGGTAAGTCCACCATTTTAGATGCCCTTACATTTGCGTTATTTAATAAACCATTTCGTAAGATTAATAAATCACAACTAATCAATGCAACCAATGAAAGAGAATGCATGGTTGAGGTTGAGTTTTCTATTAATAGTAGAGATTATATAATCCGTAGAGGTATTAAACCTAATGTATTTGATATTGAAATTAATGGAACTGCTCTGAATAAAGAAGCAGATGATCGTTCCATGCAAAAGATTCTTGAAGAAACTATATTAAAATTAAACTATAAATCATTTACTCAAATTGTAATCTTAGGTAGTAGTACTTTTGTACCTTTCATGCAATTGACAGGTACTAATCGTAGAGAAGTTATTGAAGATTTATTAGATATTAGAATATTCTCTGCAATGAATCATATTATTAGAGATCAACTTAGAGAGAGAAAACAACAGGTTAAATCTTTGGATTTAAAAAAGGATAATCTTTCTGATAAGATGACTATGCAAAAGAAATTTATTGGTGAGATTGAAAAACAAGGGCATGATCAAATAGATTCTAATAATCAAAAAATTAAAGTACTAGGTATAGAAAATGATACTCATATTGAACGAAATGGATTGATAGAAATAAACATTGAAGAGTTAATAAAGCAGCAGGAGGACGTTACTGATTCTAGGAATAAGTTAGAGAAACTTAATAATCTTAAGGGTAAAATTACTCAAAAAGTATCTACAATTACTAAAGAACATAAGTTTTTCACAGATAATACGGTGTGTCCTACTTGTAGTCAGAATATAGAAGAAGAGTTTCGTGTAAATAGAATTGCTGACGTTCAAACTAAAGCAAGGGAGCTACAGAAAGGTTATAAAGACCTTGAGGAAAGCATCAAAACAGAACAAGAAAGAGAACGTCAGTTCAACCAATTATCTAAGGAGATTACTAAACTCAATCATGACATTTCTCAAAACAATACAAGGATTAGTGTTAACCAGAAACAAATCCGAGGTCTTGAAGAAGAAGTTCAAACTATTGCCACTCAACTTAAAAACAGAAATACTGAGCATGAGAAGTTAGCAGAGTTTAAAAGTAATCTTAAAAAAACTACAGAAGAACTAGTAATAAGAAAAGAAGAAATAATTTATCATGATTATGCTTACTCCTTACTTAAGGATGATGGAGTAAAGACGAAAATTATTAAGAAGTATCTTCCATTCATTAATCAGCAGGTTAATCGGTATCTGCAGATGATGGAGTTCTATATCAATTTTAAACTTGATGAAGAGTTTAATGAAAGTATAGAATCACCAATTCACGAAGACTTCTCATATTCATCATTCAGTGAAGGGGAGAAGATGAGAATTGATTTAGCATTACTCTTTACTTGGAGAGAAGTTGCTAGAGTAAAAAATTCTGTTAATACCAATCTTCTTATTATGGATGAGGTATTCGATAGTTCTCTTGATGGATTAGGTACGGATGAGTTTCTTAAAATCATTCGTTTCATTATTAGGGATGCTAACATATTTGTAATATCACATAAGACAGATATGTTTGATAAATTTGATAATGTTATGAAGTTCGATAAAGTGAAAGGATTTAGTAGGTTGGTATCATGAAAGTAATGATTGTTGGGCACGGTTATGTTGGTTCTGCCGTAGCATCTATATTTGAAGAAGAAGAGAAGGTAATTATTGATCCTAAGTTTAATGATAATAAGATATCTGATTTCTCTAATGAAGATTTTATTGCTGTATTTGTTTGTGTAGATACTCCTAAAGGAAATAATACAACACTTCTTAATCAGGTACTACATGAATTGGATATTCATATTGGTGGTAATGTACCAGTATGTTGTAAGTCAACTTCTACACCTGAGTATTATGGATGGGCAGAAGGACAGTATACTAATATAAGAGTTCTTCATAGTCCAGAATATTTAAGTTCAAATAATAATATTGAGAAGTTTCAAAAGCAAACATTCTGTATTGTTGGAGGAGAAACTACAGCATGTAACCTTGTCACTTCAATATTCTGTAGTAGGTTGAAGTATCTTGAACGTGATAAAGCTCATGTAACTGATATTAAAACAGCAGCATTGGTTAAGTATTCTGAGAATTTCTTTTTAGGTTTAAAGGTTACTTACTTCAATGAATTGTATGAGATTCATAAGAGGATGGGATGTGAATCAACCTTTGATGA